GCCAACACGGCAGCCCTGGGGCGTGAAGCGCATGAAGTAACTGGACCGATGATGTGTATGCTCTCGACGACACAGCCGTCTCGTATCAGTGACATGCTCTCCGTCAAGGACGTCTTGTCGGGATTCGTGAATCGGTTCACATTCATCCATGGGCGACCTCGTCGACGAGTCCTCTTGGATGCTCAGATCCATGCCGACTACACCGTGGTAGAGGACTCGTTGAGGTCCATCGAGGATTGCCTCCAAGGAGGTAGTGGTCTCCCAAAGGCCCTAGTGGAGAACCCGTGGGTGTTCGACTACGAGGAGTACCATCGGGGTAAGGATGTTCACAACGGACCGCTCGAATGCTTTCAGGAGTGGGGATTGACCTTGGAGAACAGGATCAAAGACTTGGAAAGGTCTGGATCCGAGTATGCAGCTGATATGCTGAGACGAGTTGATCTAGCCGTTCGCAAGTTGATGATCATCATGGCGATCAATAGACTTGCGACGGGTGTGGATGATCGACCTTTCTTCGTGTTGTCGGACGTCGAGCAATCACTCTTGCATGTAGAGAACCTCATGGGGTCCATGGAGGAGATCGGAATCCAGATCGTGCAGAGTGATTACTCGAAGTTCGAGGACTGGATCATGGAGAAGGTAAAGGAAGCTGGCCCTCAGGGCGTTCAACGCAGGACGCTTCATGCGAAGATGCCAGGGTTCTACAAGAAGGCAGGAATCAAGTTTGCCGATGCTGTGAACGGCCTGGTGGCGTCGGGTGCCGTGGTGGATGATCCTCGTGGTCCGGCGAATGCTCCACCGAATCGTAAGACATACTGGTTGGTTAGTCCCGAGTACATTGATTCGTAACCGCTTGCAAGCAGTAGGCTTGAAAGCTAGGGTCGCACCTGCCGATCGATGCCGTGTTCCCTCCAGGTCCGCGGGACGTCGCATGGTGCATGTCAGCCCCGTCCGATCCCCCTTCGGGCGGGGCTGACCGCTTTCCTGGAGGTGTGATGGAACTGTGGATCTCAAACTGGCGTAGGGATTACGAGTTCATGCAAGGACTCGGCGTCCGTCGAGGGGTTGATAACTCGAACACTGCTGATCCCAGAAGATCTGCGACTCGCCTTCGAGGTCAGATCATGGTGGACCAAGGCTCCTGGGTGGCGATCTACAACGAGGACGGCCCGACGGAGGCACACGCTGTCTGGTCGTCGGATGAGCCGATTCACCGACTCCGCGAGATCATGTCCGAGGATGGCCCTCTCGTGGTGAAGAGTTTGAGGTTTGAGAAGTGTTGGCAACCAAGACAGAGGCGGATGGTGATCATCCGCCATCTTGGTGGACGGCAGAACCCAAAGTCTCTTATGACTACTCTTCGACAGATCTATGAAGAGGCAGATGGATGTCTTCTTCATTACCATCCCATGAAGTGGACTCGGTTCGCCATCATGATGGATAACATCTTTGATTCTGCCACGGTGAATCCGCAATCTAACTGGGTATGTCTTCCCAATGGTCGGTATATCCAGACGAGTGAACTTCGTGTGTCGGAGGGATGGCAAGAGTGGGTGGAGATGGTTGGGGTGGATCCTGACTTGGTTATTCAGAGGGGGCCCATCGGAATCAGGACTCGTAGGCAGTTGAACATCTGCTCGGCGGTATGGGCATCTGAGAACTGGCATCGACTTGACAGCATGACCAAGCCTGGAGAACATCCATCTTGGTATGATCAGGTAGTCAAGATGGGGGTGACTCCAGAGTTCATCGAAGGCAAGAGGTCATTCCACATGGCCATGCGGAAGAAGAAGGGAAAGAAGCCAAAGGCATCGGCTGGCGACATGGCACTCTGTGATGCATGTACTCTGGCTGCCCAATGCAGGCTGTACAGGTCTGGAGCCATCTGCGTCCTACCGGAGTCCGAAATGGGTGAACTTGCAGACAAGTTCAAGACTCGAGATTCAGAGTCGATCCTCGATGCCCTGGCCACCCTGGTGGGCATGGAGGCCGATCGCGCCGAGGAATACCTCGAGAGTGAGAAGCAGGGACATGATCTTGCAGTTCAGGAAGGCAAGTCGAACATCAACAGCGAAGTGACGACGATGCTGAACAAGGTGTTTGATCATGGCATGAAGCTTGCGAAGTTGGTCGATCCGAAGTTGGCGTCAGGTCCCAAGGTTGCGTTGAACCTTACGAACACGAACGTGGGACAGATCACCGCGGCGACCCCGCAACAACTGGTCGCCGCTGTGGTGGCATCCCTTGAGGCTGAAGGGTATCGACGTGACGAGATCACACCGGCGCTGATCGAGCAGAGGTTGGGAATCCACCAGAAGGATGTCATCTCTGCGACGGCGGTAGAGGCTCCCGCTCTAGGGGTAGTGCCAGAGCAATGACCATCCTGGACGAGATCGCTGATGAAGTAGCCTGGCTGAAGAAGCATCCTGACTTTGATGAACGTCCTGCGTCGATCGAGCAATTTCTTGGTCCGCAGTACTTGAACATCAGGTCGATGGTCCGTGATCGGCTCATTCCTGAGTTGGTTGCAATCTTTGGTGAAGAGCCAAATCCATACAAGATTGCAAAGTACGAGAAGGCGATCTTCACTGGCGGTATCGGCACGGGAAAGTCGACTCTGGCGTCTATTGCTCTCTGCTACATGGTCCATTGGTTGCTGTGTCTGAAGAACCCACAGAAATTCTTCAACCTGCTGCCGGGGTCGCGCATCGCCGTCATGATGATGTCAACCTCTGGCGAGCAGGCGAAGGGAGTCATCTATGGGGACATCCGAGCTCGAGTCGACAACGGTCCTTGGTTCCAGAGGCATCCCTACGACAAGAAGTATATGAATCAGATCAGGTTCCACAAGGACGTTGCAGGACTTGGGCCTCAACCGATTTGGATCATCCCTGGCGACAGTGCTGAGACGACATTCGAGGGATATAACATCTTGTGCGGGATCCTCGATGAGATCGATTCACACAAGTTGACAACAGAGAAGGACTATGCCGAACAGGGGTACAACACGATTCGCAACCGTGTGACCTCTCGTTTCGATGATCGTGGTTTCGTGTTCTGCGTTGGTCAGATGAAGTCAGAGGGAGGCTTTGCTTGGCGACACTACGAAGAGTTCAAGAAGGATCCAACTGCTTATGCAGTGAAGCTGACGATCTGGGAATCGAAGGGCTGGGATCACTTCCTGAACAGCGATGGAACCAGAAACAGCTTCTACTACGACCTTCAGAGAAAGAAGATCTATAGCAAGGAGATCGGTGACGCTATGGGAGGTCCAAGTGAGGATCTTCTTGAGGTACCACAGGTCTATCGACGTGAGTTCGAGACTGATCCGATCAAGGCTTTGCGTGATCTAGCAGGGATCCCACCTTCGTCGTTGGATCCGTTCATCACACAGACATACAAGATTGATGACTCCTACGAACGATGGAAGGAGTTTGCGTTCGAGACGTGGGGAACGGATGAATTGCCGTGCGATGGTCCCCGTCTGGCGGAATGGTTCCACGCTCCGAACACCGTCCATCGGTTCGCCCACATCGACGTAGGGGTGACGGGTGACGCCCTCGGACTGGCGGTTGGCCACACGCCGGGTGTGATTCAGGTTGCCGACGAGCTCAAGCCAAGGATCGTTATTGACTTAGCAATGCGGATTACTGCCCCGCCCGGTGGTGAGATTGACTTCAATGAAGTTCGACACATCTTGTATACGATGCGGGATGTACTGAAGTTCAACTTCAAGTTGATAACACAAGACTCATATCAGTCGACAGACAATCAGCAGCAGTTGACCAAGCGTCGATTCAAGACAGATATTCTGTCGATGGACAAGGAAGTCATTCCTTATTACGATCTTCGTGAAGCTCTCAACGAAGATCGTCTTGATATGCCAGCCGTGATGGCGGTTCTCAAGTTGGGAGAGAATCCCGTCAATGTCCTCAAGAAGGAGTTGATGGAATTGCGCGACCTGGGAGCGAAGATCGATCACCCGTTGAACGGCAGCAAGGACGTAGCTGACGCGGTGGCTGGGGTGGTTCACAACGTCATGAGGACTTCAAAGGTCCGACGCATCGATGCAGGGATTCCCACTTCCATGGATCGTACTCTTCCAACTACGGATCCACCAAGGGCTGCCCAGCGTCGTGGGGGATCGGGTAGTGTCCTCGGTCGACCGGCCATGCCGTGGCGACCGCCCACGCGACGAGGGGGATTCTGAAGGTGGATCATCGAGGCGCCATCGATCTGATGACCTTCAAGAAGGGTAGTCAGCCGATCGTCGGTGAAGGTGTCGGCGCTTGGTCTGGGAATGTTCGACCAGAGTCGATCATGTGGCGAACCGGTCTAGGGGATTCCATCCTGGGATTCGACCTGGATACGTTGACTCTCGAGGACTTCGAGGCAATGCGGTATCACCCGCAGATCAACGCCTCATTGTCGGTTCTCACATTCATGATCCACCAGGCGACCTGGCATATCAAGTGTGAAGATAAGCGGATTGCCGATATGATCGAGTCAAATGTTCGGTTGATCTGGACTCGTCTCGTGCGTGCCTTGAGCGCGGCGTTCTGGGCGGGGTACAGCCCTGCCATTCTTGAGTTTGAGAACGATCCTCAGGGAAAGTTCGTCATCATCAACAAGATCAAGGATCTCCATCCACGGGAAGGCGAAGTCAAGTGGAAGGAGCACCGACGTTCCATCGGGGGGCAAACTCGCAACTACTACACTTACGATGGGATTCATCAGCACGGCTGGGGTGACATCCCGGCGATCAACACGCTCTGGTACCCCCTCCTGATGGAGCATGGCGACATGACGGGTCGGAAGCTCCTCAAGCCAGCTTTCATGCCTTGGTACTTCTCGCTCATCATGCACATCTACACGAATCGGTACTTCGAGCGATTTGGTGAGCCACTTCCCATCGGTCGTGCACCGTTTGAAGACACGGTGCGTGAACCTGATGGCACCGAGTGGACGGGTAAGCAGCTGATGACCGAGATGGTTACGAACCTTCGTAACCGCGGTGCTGTGGTGCTGCCGTCCGATCGAGACTCCAGTACGGGTACTGGCGCACAGGCATACACCTGGGACATCGATTATCTTGAGTCACAGATGCGGGGTGTTGACTTCGAAAGGTACATGACGCGACTGGACGAAGAGATGAGTCTGTCGTTGTTCACTCCTCTTCTGCTTCTTCGGAATGCAGATGTCGGAAGTCATAATCTTGGCGTTCAACATACTCAGACCTATCTCTGGGAATTGAATGCCCTCCTCGGTGACATGAAGGAGTACATCGATCGCTACATCGTGGAACGTCTCAAGGCAATCAACTTCAGTCCGAAGGCACCTCGGGCAGAGTGGATTCCCAAGGACATGGGCAAGGAGAATGTCGAGACGATTCGTGGGATCATCGTCGAGCTCATTCGACAGAACATGGCCAAGCCAGACATCACCCAGCTGGGTGAAGCTCTAGGGATGGACATCACGGCGATTCGGACGGTGACGCAGGATCCGACGCAGCGCATCACGGACCCCAACGCACCGGAGAACGACACGCGTCAGCGTACGAACCGCCAGCGTTCCGGTAGTGGTCCGCAGGGCGTCGGTGGAACCCCACCAGCCGGTAGCAGAACGGCGACGTTGGCTGCCAGAGTGCATCAGGACTTGTTGTCAACCTGGCAGAACGGAACAATCGAGATAAGTCCCATGTCGGCTGACGAGATCATGACGTGGGGGATCGATGCGGCGCGAGTGCAGCACGCAATCGAGATTTTCAATGGGATGGATACCCATGACTTCGGAAAGCCAGAGGCCCTGGTTGCCCACTTGAGTCACTTTCTGACCGGTGTCGACGTCGCATGAGGTAGAGATCCGTTGTCACTGTGTGCATCAGCCTCTTCTTGCCAAGGGTGGTCGCACAGCGGATGGTCAGGGGTACATCCATGTGCGCGCCTGGAAGGGAGGACGACTTCTAACTGAAGTTGTCATTACTTCGGGATCCGCTCGCATCAGATGTCGAGATTGCAAGAAGTGGCATACCGTTACAATCCGACATGGTGAGGTTCCCGCATACTTTCGAGATACGGTGTTGGATCCAGAGATTGCCAGGGTGCTGGATCATCATTCGTCGAAGAACTAGATTGCTCGGCCATGCCATCCCTGTCATATCTTGCTGACGAGATTGAGGTTCCTGCTCCGATGCCGGTCAACGGCGTCAGCGGTGGACTCATCACTGGCAAGCGGTTGTTCCGAGTGGGAACATTCAAGGATAGCAAGGGAGTTCAGCACACCTGGACTTCATCCCAGCTGGACGCCTTGACTGCGAACTTCAGTGTTCTGACTTCAGACGTGGGCGTCCAGTTTCCAGTTCGGATCGACCATTCGGCTTCGGCCAAGGACGTGATCGGCTGGATCAGTCGAGTGTACCGGGATGGTGACTTTCTGCTGGGTGATCTGCTGGTCACGGAACCGGATGCTTATTCGAAGTGGAGTCGAGGCACCCTGGGTCCCCTCAGCGCCGAGATCGGTTCATACGAGACGAACAACGGTGACATCTTTGCTCCGTCTCTGACGGGGGTCGCCTTCGTGGACATCGCCGCGGTAGAGGGCCTCTATCGATCGGCGGGAGTTCAGATTCCATCCTCCTTCGCCGTGAGGGTGCTGGACTCAAGGGGTGGAACCATCTACAACAGAGCAGGTCAGGAGGACGACCGCATGACGACGACGACGAATCCGCCCGCCTCGGTGGGCCAGCCGCAGCAGGGAGGCATCAATGGCGCAGCGCCCGTGGCAGACCTTCCCGGTACGCCAGGTGTCAATGCACCTGCCGTGGCGGTCCCGAGCAACGGAGCTCCTGCGCCCGGAGGTGTGGCGACCGGAGATTCGCAGGTTCCCCCGGCCGCGCCTGTGACGCAGCAGGCTCCGGCCCAGCAGGCCCCGGCTCCTGCCCCGGCCCAGCAGGCCCCGGCTCCTGCCCCGGCCCAGCAGGTGCTTCCGGCGCCAGCTATCGCGCCGCAGCAGGAAGCTGCGCCGACGGGTGCGCCCGTGCAGGCGTTTCGTCTTGCTGGTCAGGACGTGACGGATCCGGTCGCCATCCAGCGGTACATCGAGTCACTGGAGAACAGTCTCGGTGCGGCCGAGGGCGAGAAGAGGGATCGTTACGTCGATGACCTCGTCATGCACAACAAGATCGCTGCACCGCAGGCTGATGGCATGAAGCAGCTGGCTCGTGGCATGACTCCGGATCAGTTCGCCAGCTTCCGGGCTGCCTATGGTGATGCCCAGGTGCCGGTGCTGGCTCCGGTGGTGTCGGCTCAGGCGTACGGCTATCCGCAGCAGGCGCCTGTGTCGGGCACGCCTGTGCCGGGCACGCCGCCGCAGGGGGAGCATCAGCCGCAGGCGGCGAGTCCGACATATCCCATGCCGCCGCAGTTCGGCCCCAGCGTGCAGATGGGGATGATGTCTCCGGGTAGTCAGTACTCGGCACCCCAGCAGGGCGTTCCGCCCACGGGTGGTGGTGGCTTTGATCCTCGGGCCGACGAGATCGCCATCCATCAGGGCTGCATCCAGCAGCACCGCCTGTCGGGCATGTCCGAGGACAAGATCAAGGCGACCTCCAGCTACAAGAAGCTGGTTGAGCTCACGTCCGGCGCACCGGCCGTCTGAGGAGGAACTGACTCATGCCATCCTTCACCAAGGATCCCACGCCGAGGACTCCGTTCGGGAAGAACGAGTATCTCGATTCGACGCGGGATGTCAAGACGGACAGCTACACCGTGGCAGCGTCCACGGTGCCTGCCGTCACGATCGACGGGACTGCCACCAAGGTGCTCCAGCCGGGCACCGTCATGGCGAAGATCACCAGCGGTGGTGAGTCCGGCAAGATCGGACCTCGTGACGCCGGAGCGACTGATGGTCGTCAGACCACAACGAACATCGTCGGAGCGGTCGACACATTCCTCCCGTGGCAGCTGAACTTCCACGACGAGACGGTGGCTGTGACCTTCGAGGCTGCGGTCATCGGCAACTGGCTTCTGGAGGTGGCTAGCGGCGCCTGGATCGCTGCCACGGGTACCACCAAGTCCGCACTTGCAACCGGTGGCGGGGCCAACATCGCCCTGCTGGTCCGCTGATCACCGAAGGAGTCTGACAGATGCCGGATCTCGACCAGTCGCGGTTGGTTCGCAAGGAGGTGTCCCTTGGGACCCTTCGGGACCTGGAGCCGCCTCAGGATCACATCGGCCTTCGTACGATCGCACCCTTCCTTGAGGTGGCGACTGACGAGGTCATCTTCGACTATGCCAAGGGTCTGACCACTGGCATGGTCAACGCTCGGGCCGAGGATGCCGAAGCTGAGCTTGCTCAGAAGGACTTGATGTTCGGCGGCCAGGGCCGTGCGAGCGTCATCGACTGGGCTCAGAAGGATCACTACAACGCAAGTGATGTCAATCGGTATCGGGAGTCCCTCCTGATCTCCAACCTTCCTGGCATCAACCAGGCCAACGGGATGCGCCCACTGGTGACGATTGAGTCCAATCGCCAGGAGTTCCAGGCCAAGCTGGCCAGGGATGCCACGCTGCGTAGGAAGAAGATCGACAATCGTCTTGAGTGGATGATCATGACTGCTCTGGAGACGAGTGGCATCACGTACAACGACGGCAAGATCAAGTTCTCGATCAGCTATGGCCGTCCAGGTGGGCAGACCGATCAGACCCCCGCTGGGGGAACTTGGGACCTGAACACGTCCGATCCGATCGGTGATCTTCTGGGAATCCAGGAGACGATGTACGAGACGTATGGCGTTCACCTCACGCGAGGTATCACCAGCCGCAAGGTGCTGAACACGCTTGCCAACTCGGATCGGTTCATCGCTCAGACCGGACTCGTGAAGCAGGGCTACGGCTTCACGACGACGGATGCCACGGAACGAACGGGTACGCCCATCGATCCGAACTACCTCATCCCTGGGTGGGGCCCTTCGGCGGCGCAGCAGATCATCGAGCAGGCCACTGGTATTCGTTTCGAGGAGTACGACGCGGTCTACCGGACTCGTCCTGTCGGTGGAACGACCGTCACGAACAACCGCTTCTTGAACCAGAAGAAGGTGTTCCTCCTGCCGAACCCTGCCGAACTGGACGACATCGATGACACCCAGATCGGTTTCGGCAAGATGCTCACTTCGCCGCATCCTGAGGGGAATTGGACTCCTGGGTACTACGAGTGGGAGATCGAGACGAAGGATCCGTGGGGCATGGATCGGGGTACTGGCCTCAAGGCGTTCCCCGTCTTCCCGCACATGGACTTGACGTATTCCTTGACGGTTCTTCCCTGATCCGAGAACGGAGAAACAAGATGCCTGACGTCGAAGGTGAGCGGATCGGCACTGATCCCAACGGAGCCGTGGCCAGCGAGGATGTGTTCGTGGGGGCCTTCCCCGATTCGGACAAGTTGGCTCCGGCTGTGGCCCAGAAGGATGAGGATCTCGCCGGTGGATTCTCTGCGACTGGTTCTACTCCTCCTCCTGGCGAGTACCAGGGGCAGGGCAGCGAGGTGGTGTTGATCATCACCGACGAGCCTCAGGTTCAGCCCGAGGCCGAGTACTACCCTGATCCGAGTCCATCGATTCCGGTGCCGGGTGGCAACGTGGCACTTCCCAACGGTGCTGTGGTCGACACGGAGAACCAGACGGTGATCGCTCCGCCCACGATGGTCGAGCCCGAGGACCAGGCGTCCCTGCCTGACGATCTTCAGGTGGAGGGAGCCGTGGTCGAGCCTGAGGACCAGGCGTCCCTGCCTGACGATCTTCAGGTGGAGGGAGCCGTGGTCGAGCCTGAGGGTCAGGGGTCGGTCGATCAGCCCCCGGTGGGTGATCCCCAGCTGCCGCCTGACGCTGTCGTGCCGACGGATGGGCCGCCGCACACGTCGACACCGCCCCAGGACGTCCCTGCGCCCACGGAGGCGCCCCAGGGGCCGACTGCCTGATCGCCTGCGGGGGGTAGGTGAGCATGAGCCGACCGTGGGCTAGCCTGCGGTCGGCTCAGCGGCTTTCTGGAGCGCAACATGGCTGATGTGAACGAAGTCGATTACTGCGAGCCGGGTGACATCCAACTGCCTCATATCATTGAGGGTGACATGGATGCCTTGAAGCTCTTCATCCGCGAAGCATGTGACGAGATCGATGGCAAGCTCGGGTGGATCTATGAAGTTCCACTTGATCTTGAAGCTCTTCGGTACCATGAGCGAAAGCTCATTAAGACAGTTGCGGTGAAGTTGGCCCGTGGTAGATACATCTTGGCGATTTCGTCTGACGAGTCACAGATGAACGCTACAGGACTTAGGTCCATTCAGGAGGGATTGGACGAGCTTCACATTATCGCCAGTGGAGATATCGTACTAACGGCGAAGCAGGCTGACAGGGAGTCACCTGACGATCAGATCGATCCAACGGGCGCTAGCTCGATGGGCGCGCGCAAGCCAGAGATGTTCAATGTGGATTCTGAGAGCTTGTTCAACGGATTCAACCAGACAGTTCTCGGTGGTCGACCTTATTACGTCGTTCCGGATGATCAGGCCAAGACGACATGAGTGGCCTCGTTTCTGTTAGGGGTGGGTATCAGGCAGAGATGGTGACGGCGTCCGTTGACGCTGTCCAGGTACTCGATTTGATGGCCTTGGTGCAGAATTCCCTTGGTGCTGAATCTCTCGAGCAATACTTCCACAAGGTGGATGATTTCCTTTCAGACCGGATGGTCGATCGCTTCGCCGTTGAAGGTGACGACGCATCAGGACAATGGCCACCGTTGACAGAGACAACCATTCGCCTCAAGGAGGCGATGGGGGCCAGCGGAGATGAGATCAACGTTCGTACCGGTGATCTCATCCACTGGATGGTTGAAACGAGTGATATTGATGTTCTTCCATCCGCTGGTGGAATGCTAGAGAAGCCTTCAAGGCAGATCTTTGGTGATGCCATTGCAACAAAGAAGCTGACGACTGCCCAAGAAGGTACCAACGTCAATCCCATGTTTCCTGGGGCCGTGACGCCGCCTCGTCCTGTCGCCGTGCTGTCTGATCGGGATTGTGAAGATATCCTCCAGATGCTTATGACTCATATCATGACATGGGTCGTTGCTGGTGCGGAACTTTCCCTATCCGGGGGCTTCAGTGACTGAGTACTTCGATTTGCCAACCTTGATCGTCGATGAGTTGGCAGCTTGCTTCGAGAGGGAGTTTACGAACCCTCAGCATGAGATACTGAAGCGGCAGGTTCGTACTACTGACAAGGCGTACACCATCGGCGTGGTGATGGATGATTGGGCGCCGATCTCGGGATCCGAGCTCATTGGTACCCGGGAGCCTGGATACGCTTCGTACAATCTTCGTGTTCAAAATCTTGTGCGAAATACCAACGAGGCTGATGGTCGACGCATCTTCAATGTCTGCTGTGCTCTGATGCGTCGGGTACTGTACCGAGACAGTGGGCTAGAGGTAGCGTTGCTCGGCAAATCACAGATTGTGAAGGGTTCGGTAGAGCGGCTTACGAGGCTGAACGTGGTTAGGCAGAACTTCCTTGCAGCGAATATCTCGTCAACTTGGAGCTATCTGTGTGAGACGCGAATCAGTGTTGAGTCGGAGATGATCAGGACATGAGTCGACAGGGAGGACCACGGTGGACGTGACCGATGAGGATCTGGAGCAGCAGCGAAGCGCTGTGGATGCACTCCGGGCTCAGATCGCTGCCGCGAAGAGTGCTCAGTCCGAGCAGTCCCGCGCAGCAGAGAACGAGCTCAACTACACGCAGCTAGTTCACGAGGAGGATGAGCTCAAGAAGGAACTAGCTCGTCTGACCGGAAGCGCCGAGGATGTTCAGCAAGATGGTGTGCCGATCGATGTGCTGCCCGTCGCACCTGATGCGACTCAGCCGACCGTCCCCGAGGGCATCAACGTGCTTCCGCCGTCGGGTCATGGTGCTCCGATGAACGAGGATGGCACTGAGGTCATCGAGCCAGCTGTCGTCGAGACTGCACCATCCGTGACTGGGACGGGCCTGAACCTGGATGGCGAGTCGACACCGGCCCCTCCGACGGATGATGGGCCCCCCGGAGAATCTGATCAGACACCTGAGGTTGAGGTGTCGACCGAGACGCAGACGCCCGATCAGGGCACGATCCAGACGCCTACGGGCGAGGAGGGCTGATCCATGGGGTACAACTCCCAGGCGGGCCACGTCGGCATCCGCACGCAGGCTGCCAAGGGCACCTACGCCAGTCCGGCGCAGGTGACCCCCGGGACGCCTGCCGCGACGGACGGCGTGTACCTCTACACCCGTGGCGGTTCGCTCGGCGGCAACCGAGATCTCATCATTCCGGATGCCGAGATCGGTGGCAATCGAGACATCCCTGATGCTCAGCTGGGTCCCATCGCCTATTCGGGTGATTACGACTTCTATGCACGTATGGAGTCACTTCCGACGTTGCTGAAGGCTGCTCTGGGCTCCGGTGCGTCGGTGGGCCCCACCAGCACGACGGTGTACACCCATACGATCACTCCGACTGACTCTGGTCTTCCGTGGCTCTCTGTCGAGGAGCGAATCGGGAATGGCTATCGGGTGTTCAAGTACACCGATGCACTTGTGAACACGCTTCA